GTAGAATTAGATGCTAAAAAAACGCCTTGTGAGCGTGATCCCTTGCTCGAATTGCATCGCTTGCAGCAGGCCACCATATTCTCCAAACTAATCGGATCGCCTCCGGCTTTGAGGCTGACTATGTGATCTACCGTAGTGGCATCCTGCCCACAATACACACACGTATAACCATCTCTAGCTAGTACTACTAGCCTTTGCTTCTTGTACTTATTACTGAGTCTAGGGTCGTGCTTACCATGCACCATTAGTAATGGCCTTTGCGATTATGGTAGTCGAGTGCTTTGCATGGTGTGTTATGCCGCTTGCTTATGTACTTAAGTCCTAGATCTATTTGCTTAAATGGATCTAACTCTGTCATCTTAAGTAACTGAGGTATCCCATATGCAGAGCTCTTAGGGTTATCTGCTCGAGGATCCCATCTACTCTCTTTATTCCATAAGATCTCTAAGCATCTATATTGTTTAGCATTTAATAGCTTTATATGAGCGTATAGTTTGTAGTTTTCTTTATCTCTATGTGTGTTAATTGCTTGAGATGCAGGCATATTGCTAAATAGCAATAGCCCGGCCAATAGCACCAAACTACGCCTGCGAGCTATCCGCGGTAGCGGCTCGCCTGCGAGTATGGAGCGTACTCCTATAGTCAAATAGGTTGCAACATTGAGCGTATCTTTCAGCGTGTCCCACACCTTTTTAACATATGTGGATAAACCTTGTGGATAACTATTAAGCATCTTTACCCCATCCTTTACCCTTAAAGCTTATGCCCGGTGCGTGATATACCTGCCTCATATGGCTACCGCAGCACATAGGCGCAGCGTTTGAGGTTATAGGCTGCTCAAGCTCATAACGGATATTGCACATAATGCACTCATACTCATACATCGGCATCGCGTAAGTCCTCCATTAGTACTATCCCCATAACACCGCATTTAACGCATTGGAGCGATTTAACGTACGGTGGCAGGTTATCGGTTACGACTCGCTCTATGTGATCGGTCATCTTGGCACATAGCCGGCATTTAGTTTTATACGTCGCCATAATTAGACCTCTTTAGATATTGCATCTCAAATAGATTAGCTCGCGGTACCCAATAGTTATCTTGATACGTGTGTTTGTATCGAGGTTGCTTAGCCATACTTATAGGCATCCATCCGAGTAAAACGTAAACCGGGCTAAAGCCTGTAACTAATATAGCTACATCGTTAGGCCTGCCCGGTCCTCTATTTTGTACGATTAAATGCCCGTTAGCGTGTTTGGTCCATTTGACCTCGATATTCTCGCCCACATCTGCCGTATCGTGAGCGTTATCAATAGCCGGTACAAAGCCGTAATCGCCAAAATAGTTAGCTACGGCAATCTCTGCGGCTGCACTCTCTGACTCTTGCCATACAAGCTCATGCCAATTTACATACTTTTGGCCGAAATTACTTGCATCTGTTGGCTCAGCGTTACGTATAATTGTGCGCTCTAGCCCTATACGATGAGCGGTAATCTCCTGCGATCGATCGAGTATTACTTTAGCTACGCGCGACATTGTGCACATAACCATAAAACTACCTCACCCGATACATCCCGATACGAAAAGCCGCCCAAAGCGGTTTGCCACTCGTTGCATTGGTCGCATTGTTTGGCGTTCATTACGGTAGTCGTACCGTCGTCGTGGATAGTCGTAGCTAGTCCGTCTTTAATAAAGGTTAGCTCGCTCATACCTGCGGCTTCCATTTACCATCGGATCCGAGTACGTGCCAATACGGGTTACATTGATTAGCTCTTACTCGCTCCGTGCACTTATAAGCGGCCCACGGTTTACCCGTTGCCTTAGCCGTGCCCTCAGCCCACACCATCGTACCGTGCGTACATCGTGGGGCCTCAGCTACTAACTCACCGCCGAGGCTTTTACCGATCTCTAAGATGCTACTCGCCATCGTGGCCATATCCTCGATCGAGGCTTTTGTGCTCCACGGGTCCGAGTCTGCCGGTAGTGTCTCTACCTTTTCCATATCCTGCGCGGTAGGCCGTGAGTTATGCTCAAGGCTTGGCGTTAGTAAGCCTATGCAACGGCCGTAAGCTGAGGTAATTGTGTCCTCGATAAACCATTTTTTCATATTGTTTGGATAGGTCGAGACGTTACCAAAAGCGTAATCGACGGCGCTAGGTAGATGATCCTCATACTCCCGGTACGCCTCAGCTTTAACGAGGATCGTACCTTTAATAATATCTAGATCCTCGATGTAAGCGACTAATCTGCCGGATGGAAATTCTAATCTAAAGCGCTTGATACGAGCGTTTACGTCCTCGTAGTTATCTAAAAACCCCATTAGATTAGCTCCTTATCTTTCAGAGCTTGAGCGATAGCGCGGCCACGTACAAAGCCCTCGCCGTGCCCTTGTCGGTGTCCTATTGAGTAGCCAATCACCATAAACATAAAGCCCATACCGCAGGCTGCCAAACCGATCAATATATCTAAACTATTCATTACTTAGCCCTTTGTTAAGGCCGATTAAGCTACTAACCGAGTAGCCCTCTCAGCGTTTGTAGTATCAGTATGAGGGCTTTTTGTCCGAATTAAAAGCGTATAGCCTTTTGGCGTGTCGCTACTTGGCTAGGCGATCCTCTAACAAAATCTCGTAGATACGGTCCACGCGTTGCTCGATACGCTCAACGCGCCCGGCTAGGTTATGGCCGCCGTTGCCGTCCGGCTTTAACTCGGCTAGATAATACTTAACCAAATGGCGGACGAGCCCAGCCCCTAGCCCCAAAATAGTAAAACTCCCGAGAGCTATACCAACTACGAGCTGAGCTCTTTCCATTACTTAGCGCCTACGCCTAATTGCTTCTCCGACGGTTGCAGCGCTTTTAGTAGTGGCCCGATTAGCCCAGCGATAAACGCGTTAGCCAATACTTTGTAGTCTGTAATGCCGGACATATACAAAGCCGCTACGGATGCGAGGGATGCTCGACCGTAGGACTTTGCTGCCGCTATTGCTTGCTCTTTCATTTGTTGCTCCTTAGTGCCCTTAAGGATTTATCTAACTATAAACCTAAACTAGCGATTAAGGCTTTAGCCTTGCTTGCCGATATCTCTACCTCAAAATGCATATCGTCCGGTCTGCTCTTAAAGTCGCCGCCCCATTTAAGGCCGTACTTTTTAGCGAGAGCTCTAAGCATTGGGATCTTTTCAGCCGGAAAAGTGCCGGCCTTGCCTAGTGGATGCTTAGTAGCGTTTAGATCAATAGCGGTCCCGGATGAGTGACACGATAAGCGATCGGTAGATCCGCGCACCATACGAAACGCGTAGCCCCAATCGTCAAACGTACCCTCATCGATCGGCTCGATCAGCTCGTGAAATTCCGCAGCAAAGGCGGCTAAGAGAGGCCCAACACTCTCAGCGCACCTAAGCTTACGGTCCGTACCCTTTACCGGGTAGGACTTTATTTTAATCTCGTCCGGATCTTTAGAGGCCGGATAACCGTTATAGCTTGTAAGACTCATCCCAGTAATGCGGCTATTTCGTCCGGTGTTAGTCCTAGCTTTGCGATAACGCTATCGCGTAGAGCAGCCTTTTCATTTGCCGCGCGCTCATCCTCGGCTTTTTGCTCAAGAAAGGTTGCCGCATCTGCCTCGCGTTGCTCGATCTCAAGATCGGTTAGCTCGATCTCCTCGACTACACCGGTAGCGCAATCGTGTACGAGTTTTATTGGTCGTGTCATTTTTCCCCCCTATCAGTTTTTTATGCCGTAAAGAATAGCCGTCGAATATTGTGCAAAATTACCCGCGTTTGGTGTAAGTGTTACTCGGTCAATAGCTGCCGCGTTGGACCAAAGTTGAGCATAAAAAGCCGCAAAAGATGCCGTCGCATTGTTTTCCGTTACTACGTCTAAACTCATAGATTTATTTGTAGATCCAGCATAGTTAGTTATGTACATTTCATTATTAGCAAAAGTGCTTGCCGTGTAATCACTTGGATCCATATAAGAGGTAAAACTTGATGAGCTGCCGGATGCCGTACCCGATCCGTCACCTTGTAGAAATCTTTGAGTGCGATTAGATGTCAAGTTATTTAGAGTTATCGCGTAAAAATGACCATTAGAAGCAAAAGACGACGTACCTCGTGCGCTAATTTTTACGCACAAATCCGTATAAGTGCTGGGAATAGACGTAAAATCTATACTAGAGGCTCCACCGGATCCCACCGTAACGGCTGCAATTTTAATAAATGTATTAGGCATTATGCCGCCTTAATTCCGTAGAGAGTGAAGGTAGAGCCAGAGTTGTAATTACCGGAAAAACTTGTACAAGTAATAGAAGTAATTGCAGAAGTAGATTGCCATAAGCCAATAGTCGCCCACGTGTTATCTAAAGCATCACTCTTACGCTGCATACAATTCTTGTAAGTCGTTGAGTTTGAGTAATTGTTAAAATGCCTGATCATGGTAATTATTTGGTTGGCCGTATCTCCAATACCAGGGCTAGAGCCAAAACCACCGACTCCGGTAAAGCGAGAAGAAAAAGCACTCGTACCGTTTCCATAAAGATTAGTGTTAGAATAAGTACTACTAGTCCCGTTTAGTGTTACGACAGATTGGCTACCACTTGATGCGAGTGAATAATTTTCTATTAAAATTAAATCTGTGTAAGTACTAGGTATCGAGGAAAATGTAACGCTAGATGCAGCGCTTCCTAAAGTATTAGTAGCTATAGGCGTATATGTACTTGGCATTGATTACCCCTTAATTCCGTATAAGGCGACCTGCGAATATTGTGCGAGATTAGTACTACTAAAAAAAATGCTAATATCGCTTATTGCCGAGGTAGATCTCCATAAGCTGCTACTAAATTCTACTACGCCGCCGCTACCGTTTACATCTACGCCCGTAAGTATTCGCACGGTCTTAAATTTATTAGTATCTTTGTAATCGAGAATATCAATTACTGATACGCCAAAAATATTGGTTTGTGATGATGTACCGGAATATCCAAAATACGACCGGTCGTAATTGCTTGCCGCACCTGCCGTTACGGAGGCACCATCGCCGTCCATATAGTGCGCGGAGTAGTTAGATCCGGTATCGGAATTAAACCGCATAGCTGCAAAAGTGCTACTAGAGCTATTTTTAATAATCCCTCGTAATTGTAAATGCTGATAGGTCGATGGGATCGAGCTAAAACTAATCGATGAAGCTCCGCCGGAGCCCACCGTTACCGTAGCGATTGACTCATAAGAGTTAGACTCACGTGGATAATTTTGGGATGCAATTATCCCGAGGATCGGGCTCATTAGCTAAGATCACCGATTACCGTAAATGTATTAGATGCCGTGCAGATAACGGTAGCCGCCGAGTAGCGAGCGCGTAGTACCGGAGCCGTTGCTGTTGCACCTGTTGAGGTAATTGTTACGCCTGCACCTTGAGCGAAAGATGTAAGTCCTACGCCGATACTCTGTACGTTAATCTGCTCGCCGGCTGCAAAAACGCTAGGCGGAATAGTTACCGTAACCGCTGAGGCATTAGATGTAGTAACTAATTTATTAGAGGCATCCGCAGCTACTAGGGTATAGGTCGTACCTGTTTGTGCGTTAAATGTTAGTGTGTTAGCAGCTTTAGCATCAAAGCCAATAGTCACCGATCCCGAGCTACCGCCTCCCGTAATCGGGCTAGTTACGTTTACCGCGGTAATATCACCGGCTGCATCTGTAACCCACGTAAAATCCATATCGGTATTAGAGTTTTTGCTTAATACCTGTCCCGTAGTGCCGCCCTTAAGATCGACGAGTGAGGCATCGATGGAGTCGCCTAAGGCCTCGATAGCCGTAGCTCCATCTTTCACGAGGTCGGTCGATGTAGGTACCGGCCAATTAAAATTCGGCGTTACTGTTGCCATTATGTCAAACCTCCAAAAGCATTTTCCCAGATGAGTGTAGCGTTTACACCCGTCCAAACTAGGTTAGCCGGGCTAACCGTGTCCCATTGTGGCGCAACGAGTGAGAAATCTGTAGGGCTTAGCGTGAGTGTTATGTCCACAAACTGAGGCGTAGCCCGGATAGCAAAACCCTCTAAAAAGCCGTTAAACGACCCGTTAAACATATTGATCGGTAGATCGTTAATAACAATAGGCTCGCCAAAAAATACATCGATGAGCTTATTACGCTCTGCATCGGGTAGGTCGCCGCTATCTAGTCTAAAGGTAATCGCCTGTAGCTGCTCGCGAGGGATAGCACGTAGGCCTAACTCGCGATCCATTACATCGTTTACATCGCTTAGGTTATGCAGGTTGCTATTTACCGCTCGCTGATAACGACCGTAGTTAGCGATGGAGTCTGCATCGAGGGCCGTAGCTTGATTATTGTAATTGTTGCCATAGTTAAATACGAGGGAGTTACGGATCTTGCCTATTTGTAGGATCGATTTAACGCTAGATGGAGTAGCGTAGTTAGCCGATAAAGTCGTATATCCGTTAGCCGATAAGTAAGCCGTACGATGGTCTGCATCGGCGTAGCAAACGCGGCCGGCTTTATCCTCGTAAATTTGTCCTAGTGCGCTTTGTGCAATTTGAGCGCAGAGGTTATAACTGTTAGCCGGATCGGCTGCCCTACTAATCATCTCGTATAGACCAGGCTGATCGATCTCGCCGAGTCCTACGTTTTCTGCATTAGCCCACGTAGTCGTAGGGTCGTAGTTATACCATTGTAAAGCCGGAGCCACCTCAAACCATGAGTTAATAAGTAGCTCGTTAAGTATGTCGTATATCTGAGTACCATCCTCAGTTTTAGGCAAGGCATCCGGGAAAAGAGCTTTAGTTAATTTTGCTAACGATCCTACGGCCAAAATGCTACCGATCGTTATAAAGCCCACCTCCTCCGGAGATCGGACCGAGATGCCAAAATCTGATACCGCGCCGCCAAACACCGGGACGTATGTACCTGAGCTATTCTTAAGCTCGAGAGTTAAGACATCGGTTACGTCGATGTCAAAGGCCGTATTATTTACGTTTACGATCTCCATACGGGCATAACCGGCGTTGCATTGTAAATCGATATCATCGCGGCCCGTTGCCATTGTCACGCTTAGGACGTTTGTATAGACGGTAGTACCGACGGTTATACGCCACTCGGGGAGCCATGTACTCATGCTATCGAGTAATCTCCGGAGCCTCGATTAACTGAGGTACCTCGGTAGGTTGATTGATTAAGTACATCCTCAACCGCACGAGCGATAGCCTCCGGATCCGCGATAGTGCTATTAACTGTTAGCTCTACTTTTACATCACGATCAAAAGCTCCAACCGCTCCCGAGTTAAAACCTGTACCTCCCTCGTTAGCTCTAAAACTCCCGGCATTAAATGAGTTTATCGCTCCACCCATATAGGACTTAACTAAAGCATTAAAAGCCCCTGAGTCCTCGACGGTTTGGAAAGTGTCTGTAACTGTGTCCGCGAAATACTTAATAGCATCGGCGGCCTCTTTAGCCTTTACATCGGCGATAGTTGCAGGCGCTCCGCTCGGTGATCCCGGTGCTCCACCGACCGAGCCGGGAGTAGTACCCGTTACTCCTCCGACGGCTCCGCCTCCGGTGCCAATTCTGCCTAAAGCTGCGGCATATTCTTGTAAGGCTTTTAGTCGAGCATCATCGGCGGCTTTTTGTGCTTTAGCTACGCGATCGATCATCGCTAACTCCTCAGACTCACGGAGTTTATTAAGCGTTAAAGATGCGTTACTAGTCTTACTTAGCGAGGCTAATTTAGCGATCTCGGTTAATTGGATTTGTACGCGCTCGCTATAACTCTCTTTAGCCGCCAACTCACCGGCTGCGGTAATAGCTGCATTATATTTACCAAAAGCAAACTGCCGAGCGTTTTCTTTATCCGCTTCGGCCATCTTTGATTTATCAATCGCGGTAAGCTCGTTAAGTAATTGAGTGTTAATAGCCTCGAGGGTTGCGTTACTAATTTGAGTAATACCGGCTAGTTTGGCCATGTCTGCATTTTTTTGCAGCGCCGCTAGCTCGTTAATTTTCTTAAGTGCTAGCTCGCCGTTATCCTCCTCGATAGCCTGTAAAGCCTCAAGGCGTAGGATCGTCTCTTTGTCGTAGGTAGCACGTAGAGCTGCCGCGATAGAGATGCGGTTAGTGTCAAACACGGCCGCAGCCTTTGATAACGAAAGTTTATTTTTCTCTAATAGTGCTTGTTTTTTGAGTAAAGCTAATCTTTCCTTTTCACGTTTAGCCGCTTCGGCTGCGGCCTTTTTTGCTGCGGCTGCATCCGCTCTTTGTGTATCTTGGTTGCTTGCTGATAAAGACCGATTACCAAAACCTTTTACTCCGCCGGTAAATACGATATCGATAGCATCTTTAAGGCTATAACCATCTTTAGTTTTACCGCCGAAAAGCACCGAGATTAAATCGCCCGTGGCTACGCTGAGTTTATTCATCTTGTCGATGAGCGGATCTAAATTCCCATCTGATCCGGCTAAGCCCTCTAGGGCTCCAATTAAACCTCGACCGATCTCCTCGCTAGCATTTTCAGCGGCGATAGTTAGTTTATTTAATTTACCTGTGTAGGTATCGGCCGCTACCGCTGCCTGACCTCCAAAAATCTTTACTAACTTTTCTTGTATATCTACAAAATTAGCGGTTTTTATCTCGGCTTGAGTAAGGCCGATATTAAGAGTACGTAACCCTCGGTTATTACCTACATATGCCTGCGCTAATACTTGGCTAACGCTAGCTAAATCCTGACCGCTGCCGGCTGAGGTATCTAGAGCTAGAGCTAAAATCTCCTGTGATTTAGCAATATCACCGGTAGTTTGTAAAATCTTTTGTAGCGCCGGTTGCAGCTGATCTTTATTAACGCCTGTCGCCTGCTCGAGCACGTCGAGGTATTGTTTTACGTCTTGTGTAGCAAAACTTAAACCTAGATTTTTTAGGCTCTGAGTTAATTGTTTGACTTGAGCATCCTCAGCGGCAAAAGCCTTGACCGCATTTTTACCGTATTGAGCTAAAGCCGCTGCACTAAAAGTAAGACCAAAAGCCTTAGCTAGATTTTTTACATTTTTCTCAAAACCTGCAATTTGTTTTTGGCCCTTAGTGAGGGCTTTACCGTCGAAAGTAGTAACGGCATTTACATATAAATCGGGTAACTTGGCCATTATGCAGCCTTGCCGTAACGGCCTTGATTAAAGGCGGCAATAGTATTTTGGATAGCCTTTACTACGGCGGCTTGAGCTTTACCTTGATCCTCGGCCCACGCTCTAAAGATCATACGGCCACGACTTGCACCATCGCCATAAAGAGGGCCCATCCGGTTAATAAAGTTTGCACCGGCTCCGGGGTTATTAGAGCGGCTCTTAGGATCTCCGCCCGGGTTTTTACGTCCGGCGGTTTCATAGATAGCTCCACTAGCTGAGGCGTTAGCTACGATGTATCGAGAGCTCCATCCGTTCCGGTTTCGCTTACTTGGCGCTGCGGTGTAATAAATACCTTTACGAGCTACCTCGGCTTGATATAGAGGAAAACGGCGTAAACGGCCCTCGCTATTAAAAGTACGAAAGGCAGAATTACGGGCCGTTATCTTTTTAGTATAGGCACCCTCATCCCAATTATAAAGGCCGCCGGGAGCCGCGGTAGGCGCGTATCCTCGAGCCTTATCGCGTATCGGGATCATTACGCCCTTGATCTCTTTATTCATCTCTTTAAGTAGCTCGGGATCTATTTTACGGATAGCGCGTAGAGTCTCTTTAACGCCGTCTAGTTTTACTGACATTTTTAGACTCCTCCGCTTGCTCGTTTAATACCTTTACTAACATCTTAAACATCTCGGCATCTAAGTCGAGTATCGCTTGAGGCGCGACCCCTAACCGTATTGATAGTTGCGCTACCAAATAGGTTAGAGTGCCGCGCCCTAGCTTAAAGGCTCGTCGTCTAGTACCTCGACCTTTTTAAGAGTATCTAAAAACTCGGCTCCAAACATCGGTACGGTTTCGCCGGATGTACGTAAGCACTCCCACGCTAACCAATATACGTCGCTCTGTTTCTCGTCATCTCTAAAGGCTTTGTGAAAACCTTTTTTTGCGTATAACTCAAAGGCGTACTCAATACGCGGTGAGATTTGATGCTCGCTTACCTCGCCGGTAGCCCTTGTTATTTTGAGTCGTGCCATTTTTTGCCCCTTTGTTAGTTTGTTATGGTGCGGTAGTAATTACGATTGGTGAGTTACACGTAAACGTAATGCTCTGAGTACCGATATCTCCGACCGCGCCGTTAATATCTGTAGTGTTATTTACTAGGATAGTCGTAGCGTACTGAGGGTTAGTAGCTGAGGTAGTCGCGCTAGTTTGCTTTAGCGTGATTGGTACGGTCGTACCCCAGGCTGCCTGCAACGTAGCGTTTACGTTAGCCGCTGCGGTATCGCTCAAAAAGTCTAGAGAGATCGTAGAAGTCTCTAGGCCTTTAGTAAATTTTCTAGATGAGTCGCCCATCGCGGTAACTTCGAGCTCCTCAAATACGCGGTTAATTGTCGCGCTTGTAACATGGTCAGAGAGTGCAACCGAGTTAAGGGTTACGACTACTCCGTTTGATAGAAATACGGCCATCGCCTATTCCTCGCTTTTCTCTGTAGTAGGTGTGTGTGTTTTTGTTTCTTTTTTTGGTGCTTCGGTAATCTGCCCTATCTTAATAAGAAAGGCGATATCTTCATCGGTTAGGCTCATGCTTAACTCCACTCGGTTAGTATTGAGATAGTGATGTCTGTCGTTAGTAGGTCGCCGCTTTGTACCGTTAAAACGCTCGGAGCACTTACCGCGCCGATATTCATAACGATTGGCGATGCAGCTAACTTTTGGAATACGGCGCAAACCATCGACTCGATGCCTTGTAGGTTGCCTTGATTGTCGTACATAGGCACATTACAAATAATACGAAAAGATGCCATCGGCGAGATATTGGCGTAGTCGTTATTAGTCGGTGTTATGTATGGATCTGCCGGGGACACGATTACGCTATTAGCTGTAATAGTTGCAGGTGGATACGCGTAGGTATTCCATACGTTAGCGTTAGCAAGGGCCGCAGCTAGTGAGGCTCTTAAAGTAGTGATAGGTGCCGGCATTATCCGACCATCGCATTAGGGCTCATATATCCGGCGATAAGTCCGCGGATCTTACCGATCATAGAGTTACCCATACGGTAAGGGCTAGGGCTAAAACCATCGATCGATACGCCGCCGGTTTGGCTAACCTGTCGGGCCTGCCAGATATCGACGGCCAAAATCATTGAGGCTTCTCTTACGGCCGGAGTATTCGCGTAGGTGTTTGTCTTTGTGTCTGCCCCTATTGCTTGGCCATAAGGTAGTACGCGAGTAAAATTAGCGTTAGCTGCGGTTTTAGCAAACTGTATAAAGCTATATCCATTAGGCCAATTAAACGCATAATTATTAAATGCTATAGATGGTAATTGAGTAGTCGTACCGGCCGTCCACGGAATAGTGCCGGTAATTGTGTAGGTGCCGTTAAAAGTTGAGCCGCATCCACTCAAGGTTACGGAGTCGCCCGTAGTAAATATTCCGGGGTTAGCGATCATTACGGTAGCTACATTGTCTTGTAGTGCCGTGCCGACGACGGGAGCTGAGTCAAACCATAAAAATTGATTGATGAGATCCTGCGCGGTTTGGCAAACCTCCTCGACGGTATTAGATGAGTATAAATTTTCGATGCCGAGATTAGCGCGTAACTCTGCCTCTGTTACATACGTTGCAGGCATTTTATACTCCTTACTTACTAGGGCCGGTAGGGCTCAAAGGGCTAAGAGCCCTACCGACTATTAGTGGTTTACTTAGTTGAGATTAAACTTTACGATGCCTTTTGGCATCTTGGCGATTGTTGCCATATAACCATAAATGGCAACCTGTACCTGTAGGTTTGATACTACGTTTACTGACATATACGCCGTAGGTGATTGGTAAACCGTAAATGCTTCCGGTGCCAAAATAACCGCAGAGTCATCGATAGTAGTAGTAGCGGTAAAGTTTTTATCTACAT